CATTGTCTGACGACAATCAGGGTGCTACCGCACAAGTAGGCAAAGCTAACGCTTTGCTTTCAATACCCCCCCAAACTATGAAGACGGATACATTGCGCGGTCAGCGTAAATCCCCCCCCAAGCCGCGCCAACCAAAACTCGTCGATGATTCCTTCATCGCTGAACTCAAGAAACTCAACCCCACGAAAGATGTCGATGCCCAAGTCATCGCCGCGAAGAACTGGCTACTCGCCCACCCACCACGCCAGTTTACCCAACCATTCTTTTCTTCATGGATCAACCGAACAAAAGCGACGATTGATCCCGAAGGAAGCTGGAAACCAACAACCATCTAAACACACATGAAACCAAAACTAGTCCAAAAATGGGAAGAACTCCCACCTGAGAAATCAGTCCCAATCCGTAGCAATACCGAACAAGCTGCCTTGTCTCTGATGATTCAAGACAACGAAATACTTTCGACCCAGAAGTGGGAAGCCTCGTATTTTGCCATAGAGAACCATAGATTGATTTTTGAAGCACTCCAAGGGTTCCATAGCCGAAATGGTATCTGCGACGAATTTACGCTCATTTCAGAGCTTGAGAACAGAGGAACACTTTCTCACATCGGAGGAGATCATGTAATCCATGACATCCTTAAATGCATGAATATCCCATCTGGTAAGGTCTGCCAAGACATCGCCAATGACTACAGGAAGGAACTCCGTGAGGCAAAAATCTACCGCGATCTGATTCAGAAATGGGAAGAGATGGAGATGGACATCCGCCGAGGGAACGCAGATGTGAACGATTTATCGTTAACGATAGAATCTATTTCACACGATGGGTCTGCTCCGAAACGAACCAAGAAGGATATGCTCAACCAGATCATTGATGAGATGGAAGGTAAGAGTAAGCAGGAATGTTTCGGGACTGGACTACTTAAACTAGATCGAACTCTGAAAGGTGGAATGCACCGAGGAGAGTTGATGACAGTTGCCGCCGAAACTGGCGGAGGTAAATCCATTCTCCTAGTCCAATCTGCTGTAGCAAATCTACTCGATGGAAAATCAGTTCTCTTCTTCTCGCTAGAGATGTCTGGTGAAGATGTGTTTAGGCGTATGGCAGCAAACATGGCTGGGGTTCCAATCCGAGAGATGGAAGACTACAAGTCAGAATATGGAAGAGAACTGCCTAAGGTTTCCAATACCATCGGAGAACTTCTAAAGATGAATATTTCTGTAGTTGATTGCCTCTATGACATTGATGAAATCGAATCTGAAATATCAAGAGCAGTATCAAGCAAGGAGGCAGATGTGATTATTGTTGATTATCTTCAAATCATCAATATGCCAAACAATGATAACAGAGAGAATGCAATTTCCGAGGCAGCTAGAAGGCTGAAGAACGCAGCAGGAAAGAACAGATCAGTTATTTTGACCGCTTCACAACTCAATGATGAGGGAAAACTGCGCGAATCTAGGGCAATTGGTATGCATTCTGACCAAGTTGTGCATATTGAACACCTCAAGGAAAAGAGCAGAATAGTAGTGAAAAAGAACCGCCGAGGCCCAAGGAACTACCTAATCGACATAAAAATGAACGGAGAACTATCTAAACTGGAGGAAGTCTGGTGACAACTGACCAAGCATTTACTAGGGCATCTAGGCTTTTGGATAAGGCAAGTCGTATCTGGATAACATCAGATATTACAAAGTATTCTGAAGCAGAGATAGCATACCAAGAAGCTGTAAGAATTAGAGATGAATACTTCCCTGACAAAAAAGTATTGACAGAAGATTCTTATGTGGTTGAATCGCATAAATGAAGGATTCACCCGCCATGAGTGACCAATACGAGAAGCTAATGGGCAAAAGAGTCTATGATTTTGAATGGACTGTCCGAACGGCAAACCTTTTAAACAACGCAAGTATCCAAACCATACGCGATATTTGTCAGCACTCTGAAAAAGACTTCATCAAATATAGTGGTTGCGGCAAAGTGACGATCCGTGAAATCAAATCCAAACTTGAAGAACTGGGTTTGAGTTTGAAGGGTGCAGACAAAATCACAGCCAAAATCATGGCTGAAAACAAACTCCTAAAAACAATGCCAATAAATAGCAGATCTAAAGGAGCAAGAGGTGAACGCCTGTGGCGAGATGAACTTCGCGCCCAAGGATTTACCGCCCGTCGAGGTCAACAATTCTCTGGCTCTCCAGACTCACCAGATGTAGTCTGTGAAGAACTTAAAGAACTTCACCAAGAAGTTAAGTTTGTCCAGAGCCTTAACCTTGACAAAGCCTGCGAACAAGCAGAAAGAGATTCGCGTGGGAAGCGTTGGATCGTAGCCCACAAGAAAAACAACAAAGCGTGGAAGGTAACGATGTCGTCCGATATTCTTCGCAATCCTCAGAGACGGCATCGAAGGTATTAAACTATGAAAAAACCCACTACTAAAGCAGGAAAAGCCATGAAGGTGGCAAAGGTCATGCGCGAATACAAAGCTGGCAAACTCCATGCTGGCATCAACCCTAAAGGCCCAAAAAAAGCACCACTCGCTAAGAGTCGGAAACAAGCGGTAGCGATTGCCCTCTCTCAAGCTGGAATGTCCAAGAAGAAAAAATGAAAAAATCAAACGGAAAATCAAAAGGTAAATCGTGCTGCGGCATGAAGAAATGTGGCGAGAAGATGCACGAGAAGATGGAATCTAAAGCCATGAAAAAGATGGAACGCAAGCGTGGCGGGAAATCCTAATGGAAAAGCGAGCGGGTGTATATGAAATTGAAATTGCTGGCTATAAATACTATGGTAGCAGCATCAATATTTACGCCCGTAAGCAAAACCATATAACAAAACTACGATCTGGAAAACATCGCAATCAACGACTACAAAGATGTTTTGATAAATACGGAGAAGATGCTATGGCATTCAAGATACTTGTCCTTTGTGACGAGGAATCTGTTCTTGATGAAGAGCAAAAATATTTGGACGAAAATATCGGTAACGATAATTGTTTAAACTTTTGCAAAAGCGCATCTGCTCCAATGGCTGGAATTAAATTTTCAGATAACCATAAAAAGAAAATGTCAGAATCGCAGGTCAGAAATAAATATATTTTTTATTATGACTGCGGAAAAATAGAATCATTTGATAGTTTAAAACTTGCTGGTGATAGATTCGGTGTAAAAAGGGCTATTGTTTCAAAGTGGTTTAAAAGAAAAGACCTTGGAAGAAATCACGGAATACTACAATCCAGTAATATCATAAAAGCTGAAAAAATAGGAGATGAACATATCATTCTTCTACCTTGGCAATACAAACAAGAACCATGGAAAGTAGCTGGAGCGACAAGCAGAACTCAATACTACAAAGAAAAAAGAAATGAAAGCAAAACCCGCAACTGGCAAAGCGTCAGTTAAAATAGTAAAAAACCCAAAAACTGGAAGAACCAGAAAAGTTTCTTACGGCCAAAAAGGAGCAAATGTTGATCCGGGATCAAAGCGTGGTGATTCCTACTGCGCCCGTTCTGCTAAAATCAAAGGAGATTGGAAATCTGATCCCAATTCTCCAAACAACCTTTCACGCCGCAAGTGGCGTTGCAAAGGTAGTAAGTCGATGAAATGATCTTCTCCAAGATCGCGCCTTTACCTACGCACAGATATGTCTTGGTGGATTCCTACTTCACGCACAAAACCCCGCGTGGATTTGTTGAAGCAATGTGGGTCGGAGTCACAAGCATCCCCAGCAGAGCGTGGGGAATCAATATCATTCTTCGGGATGGTGGTGCTTTATATCGTAATCTCCCTCCTCATAGTATCGGATTTAATACTGAGAACTTTGGGTGGACTATTCAGCAAGCTCAACTTTGGGACTGCTACTCCTACCACTTCACCATCGTCCAAAGCCCAATCCTGCGAGGTCTGCGGATGCAAGCTAAAGTAAGGAACGAATACCACACAGGAGAATACCTATTCCATGTCACCCATGTAGATGATGGGTGGTCGGACTCTCCAGACCAAGATAAAGAGTTTTACTTTATCAAACTAGATAACGGCAGGCTAACCATCCAACCTACAAATAGAATCACATTCATAGATTCTAGTTTTATCGTTAACGATAATCTCCCAGAACTCAAACTAAGCGAAACCATATATTCCTGCGAATGAGATTCCACATACTCGGCTTGACTAAAACCTAGAATGTGAAATTATATGTGAATGGAATATCGGTTATGGCGCAAATACTGCAAAAAATATATTGCATTGGTTAAGTCATCACAGAATGAAAGCGGTGAGTTAATGGAAAAGCATCACATTTTCCCGCAAAGTATATTTGGAAAAAATAAAAGAATTGTTTCTCTTACTCCAAGGCAGCATTTCGTGGCGCATAAATTACTGCACAAGATTTTCCTTTTTAGGAATGGGATTAACTCAACAAGATGCTACAAGATGGCAAAGGCATTTTGCTGGATGCAAACAAGAAATTGCGTTCAGTTTAATTCTAGGAGATACGAGTTTTGCAAGAAGATGAGAAGTGAATCAATGCGTGGAAAAAACAATCCATGCAAAGACTCTCAATCTTTTTCCGTAGAGCATAGGAGAAAAATCAGCGAATCTCTTTCAAGAAATCACCCGTTCAAAGGTAAAAAACACACAGAAGAAGCGAGGGCAAAAATAAGAGAAAAGAGAAGACTGCAAGTTTTCACAAAAGAGCATAATGCAAAAAGAGCGAAAAGTGTTTGCAAAAAAATAATGACTCCAAGAGGATTGTTTGAAAGCAGAAAAGAAGCCGCAATTCACTACAAGACTGATCCAGCTTGCTTTAATTATTGGATCAAAACAAAACCAACTCAATTCTACTATATTAAGAAATAAATATATGCGTTTCCATTGCCTTTCGCTTCCCCATACAGTCACATCAAAAGAATACAACGCCTGCGCCTATACCCAGAAGGTAGTCAAATTCGGGAAGATGATGACTGAGCGCGGCCATGAGGTCTTGCACTACGGACACGAAGACTCCGATCTGCAATGCACAGAACACATCTCAGTCTTAACCAACGAAGACTTTGAAAAGAGCTATGGAACGCATGACTGGAGAAGTAAATTCT